CTGGATAACCGAGAGTGCTCGATTTTCATTCTGTTTTTGCGCTTCATATTGACTTTGCGTGATGTGCTGGGTCAATTGCTGAACTTGCTGCGCTAATTGATTGTAATGATTATTTTCTGGCTGGCGCATCTCGCCATTAAAATATGATGCCACCTGGTCTAGCGGAATCTGGAACTGCTGGATCATCTGGGCAACAGCCTGAGACTTTTGCTGTGGCGTTCCTGTCCGGAGCAGCGCTGCCGTCTGCAACAGTGGGCCAATGGCCGCTGCTGGCGTAGTGTTCTCGTTACGCAAAATCCACTCATAAGGCGCAAATTGCTCTGTAATTTGCCTAGCCTCTGCATCGCGGGATTTATAGCTGGCAATGCCCTTTTCGTAGTCTGCATCACGCTGGGCAATGGCTTGCTGTAGCTCGCTTGGCGCTCTTTCCCAATGCTCTTTTAGCTCGCGCTTCAACGATTTAGGCATTTCTGCCATTTTCGGAGCTTCGGTTTTTTCAGTGGGGAATTTTGGCTCTTTGGCCTCTTTCGGGGCACGGGCAAGACGGGGCGGTTTATCGTCCGACTGCTTCATTGCCTCGCGAATTGTGTCTGCACGGCTAGGCTCTGCTTTGACCTCTACCGCTGGCGTTTCTGGTGCTGGTGTTTCTACAGTGTCGGGTGCGACAACTTCATTTTCCATCACTTCATCCTTTTCATTTGTTCCAAAGTCATCTTAATCATCTCTTTGCGCTCCGGCATGGGTCTGTTGTGCAGCCGGTTTGCCATCTCTACGTTCAATCCACTCATACGCATGGGCGCAATTGGTGAGCCAGGCCGGTCAAACTCTTGCACTGTGGCGACTTGACCCTTGAGCCTTTCGCGCTGGATTTCCTTTTTCTTGTTCCACTCTTGTTGAGCATACTTTACATCAGAATGGCCCATTTCGATGCTGTCGGTAGCTTTTAAATGCTCCCGCCACTGCTTGCGCCCTGAAATCATTACGCCATCTGGTGATCGAAAAGGCTCTATATCGCCCATTACAGTAGTGATTGTCTGGCCTCTATTTGCGCCTGGCGTTATTTCGTAAGACTCGCTGCCGTCAGCAGGGAAAACCCAAGTACGCTTCATAACATCTCCAAAATCATTGCAACATCCTCATCGTCTTGCTTAAGCCTGACTTTAGCTTGTAGGTCTTTGACCCGCAGCATCAGCGCATCATAGTTAACTTGTTTAGTTATTGCAACATTTATTGTCTGTTCAGGTGATGATGTGATTTCTTCTCGTACCTCTGGCGGCAGGCCAAACAGCGCTTCTCTAAGTTTTAGCTTGCGCTGCGCCTCGACTTTTTGGTCTTTAGCCCACTGTGCATCACGTTTTTTCTCATCAAAGCCAAAGTGACCGCCAATTGGGGCTTCAGGTGGTGGTGGCGCTGCGCCTGCGCCTACAGTCGCAAATGGCAATTCCGCAAATGCAGCATAGCCAAACATTTAAGCGCCCCAATTAGCCGACAATCCATCTGCGTAATTTTTGTTCACAATGTCTGTGCCGCCGGTTGGCGCAGTGGAGATTGTGCCAGTGGTAGTGGTCAATGATGTTGCTGTCACGGCTTTTGGCGTAATGCCGCCAATGACCAGATTATCCAAAGTTCCCGCACTTATTGGCGCTATCTCAACCGATCCAGTGCCACTTGGCTTCATGTGGACATGGCCCGTACCTGTTGGACTAATGTCTATTTGAGCATTTGCGCCGTTAAGGTTAGTCGATACGTTCAGGGAAATATTGTCGCCGCCGCCTGCGCCCATGCTCAATTGCGTTGTGCCTGCGGAATTTTTTAAGGCCAAACCGCCCGAATTGGTGGCCTGGACTACCGGCGTTGTGACTTTGGTGAACGTAACATCCGTGCCGCTGGTGATTGCTACGCTTGAAGGTAGCGTAACAAACACATCCTTTGTGCCAGCCGCCAAGTTAAGTTTAGCGCCTGTAGAGGAGGATATGACAGTCGTTCTTGCCAGCGTCCCGCCGTAGTACGTCCCGATCCCCACCTCCCACTGCGTACCGCCAGCAATCGTGTAATAGGTCGTGTTGTTGTTGCCGATCACCGCAAACGACTGAAACCCATCAACCGAGCCATCAAGGGTAATTGTCCCTGTGCCCGTTGACGTTGTGGTCTGTCTTACCCTGTCAGCAAGGGCTAAGCTCATGCTGTCTCCACACCAATCACTAGGCCGTCAGCACCCCTAACCACTTTCTTTGGCGCATTGAGCTTTTGCATTGCCATGCCAATGTTCTGCATTGACTCGCCGTGCATGTTAGCCATTTGGTCGTGCATCATGGCAATCTTGTCCATTGCCGTAAGAATCGTGCCGCCTAGCTCGTTGGTTATTTGAGCAGCCGCTGCTTCAACCACAGGAAGATCGACTCCAGGGTTACTACCAATCCGCGCCACCATGATTTTAGTCGCTGCGTCAAGTTCTGCTTTCCATCGCTCATATTCTTCCCTTCCGGCCATTTCTCTGGCCTTGATCTGCATTTCGGTGTTTTGCTTGGCAGTCTCCAATTCAGCCCTCATTTGCTCCAATTGCATATCTGACTGCATCTTCATCTGCTGCAATTGCATGTCTAGCTGGGCCTTAGCCTGCGCCATCTGTGCATCTGCCTGCATCTTCATCTGATCTGTTTGGGCTTGAGCCTGCATCTTCATTTGCTCAGACTGACTCAGCGCCTGCATTTTCATCTGTTCAGGATCGGGCTGTGGAGGCATTTGCTTGGCTTGGTCTGCCTTGTCTTGCAGCGCCTTCATTGCTCGCTCTACAGCCGACTCTAAACTTCTGCCAGCCCTATACCGGCGCACCAAGAACAGCAGCATCTCCGAAGCCATAGGCAAAGTCTCTGGCGCACCGCCAATCATGGGGATTGCCTCACGCAAGAATGCGCCAATAGCCGCTATTGCCTCTTGTGCGCCCTGCTTTTCTGCTTGCTCATCAATTTGGGCCAGGCTGTCAGCCTCGACTGCAATGTGGAAGTCGCGGATCGTGCTGTTTGACAGCATCTGGATCGCAGCTTGCAGCATTTGCGGGTCTTGACCATCCGGCGTGTTCATCACACCCGACATCTCAACAATTAGCTCAGGCGGGTAAAACTTACAAATAACTTGCGCTTTGAGCTTAAAAATTTCAGTGGCAAACCGCGCCACATCGCCTTGGCTGCTTCTTAGTCGTAAGCTGCCAAAGTTAGCCTTTAGCTGCTGTGCGCCAAGAGTTTCCGTAGCTTTAGATGAGCCGCGCAGAATGTCCGAAATGCCCATGATTTCGTAGATAGACTGCTTGACTTGCTCCCGTGATGCGTACAACTCGCGCAACGTAATGATGATCTGCGAGGTGTCCATCATGTCGATAGCACCCTTCAGCCCACCCTTTTCGCTCATTGCCGCCCATGCAGTCACAGGGAATAGCTTGTTGTCTACACCCTCGCTAAACATCCGCGCCAACTCTTTAAATTCAGCGTTAAACACACCAACAGCCTTGCAAGCCTTAGTCAGCAAGTAGATGCGCTGCGTCAGGTTGTCTAGCTCTTGCGCCTGATCCTCATATTCGCAGTAGTCAGGAATCGGGATCAGTGAGCCGGTGGTCGTAGTCGCCATCAGCGGTTTAGGGCATGGGAAGAAGCCTTCAAGCTCTAACGGGTCATCAACTTCATCCAGTGACAGCGGGTAATTCTTGGCAACCCAGCACACCTTAAACGTGCGCTTGTTCCAGATTTCAAAGACCTTTGCCTTTTTCTCATAGGTGGTCTTGGCCGTCATTGGGTTTTTGCTGTCTTCGTCCGTGTTTTGTGAGGACAAGCCAACATTCTTGAACACATCGCCAAAGCGCTCGATGCCTTCTTCTTTCGTCATGTAGACGGCACGGGCCACCCACCAGACTTCATCCCATGTCCGCGCTGGGCTGTGTATGAAGTCGCTCCAATAGACGTAATCAATAGGGCTGTGAGCAGAATCAATTGACTCGCCCGACTCTTGCACGTTTGACAGTGAAGTCTCTGCTGATTCTTCCAGCGCTTCAACCATCTCAGGCTGGCCGACAATAGTAGGCTCGTAACGAATCCATGCCGTGCCTCGACCTGGCAACAGCCGGTCTTGCACAGCGTTGGTCATTGCGCTGTCAAAGTCGTTAAATTGCGTTGTTTCGTACTCGATCACTCGCTCAAGCATGGTGGAGGCCAAGCGCCCAACAGGGTCTTGATCCATGTATCTGCGTGAAACTTCAGGCTTGGCTTGCCGCCCGTACAGGCTGGGCATCAGCACCTGAATGTTTGACCACAGGATATTGAACTTCATCCGTGGCATCTCGATGGCATCGCGCTCATCGCGGTAGCGCTTAACAACCTTGTGGCCGCGCTTCTCCCACTTTTCAAACACCTTTTCGGCGTTCTCTATCTGGTCGTGCCAATAAGGGCCGAGATCATCGCCCTCGTATGCGCCGTCATCTTCGTAAGCCATTAGAAGCCAGCAGCAAAGAAGAACGTCACGTTAAGAGCAGCCCCCGCAATTGTTGCATGCAGGCTTGTGCCGACATTGGCTGGAAAGGCATTAAAACCGATTGCCGGAGTGATCGTGCCCGACATGACTGTGCCGCTTGCGCCGCCGTCTCTAAGCACCAAAGTGCCGGTTGTGGTGCTGTTGACGTAAAAGCCGATCAATTGGCACGGGCCGGAACTGACTGCGCCTGTTTCGGTGATGTTTTTGTATGCACCGCATTCTGCTACTGGCTGGCTCATATTCGCTCCTGTTTGTGAGTAGTCTCAAATTCCCACATCTCATCGAGAGTAATGGTTTGCAGGGTTTTGCCTTTAGGTGGCGCTTGGTCTTTGTTGTCTTGCCGGTAGGCCACTGCTAACATTCTAAACGCATCTGCTGGATGTGAGCACCAGTCAT